CTGCACATTCCAGATCCAACAGTAGCATCTAATCCAAAATTTACTACAGGATTAAATACCATCAGGATTACTACAAGTAAGGTAAATTCTGCTATACTTGATCCAGGAGAAAGTTCTGCAGAAGCAACGTATACTGCAAGTGGATACACTCAATCTGTAGAGGAGCAAGTTCTTTCTATCAAGACTCCTCAAGTTGAAAGAAAACAAATTGGAACAGATCAACCTGTTACAAGAATAACTCAGGATATAACTACTAGAGAAACTACAGGAACAGAGACAAACGTCGGTGGATGGTATGATCCACTTGCTCAATCTTTCTTAGTTGAATCCCAAGATGCCGATGGAGTATTCGTTACTGGCGGTGATTTATTCTTTAAGACAAAGGATACTAAAGTACCAGTGACAGTTCAAATCAGAACTATGAGAGATGGTTCACCAACTACCACCATTGTTCCTTTTGGACAAATGAATATTGATCCATCTGATGTATTAACTTCTGATGATGGTAGTGTTGCTACCAATTTTAAATTCCCAACTCCAGTTTACCTTCAATCTGGATATGAATATGCGCTAACCCTGGTAGCTCCAACTGAAAAATATTTGGCATTCATTACTAGAATGGGCGAGGAGGATCTTTTACTTAAGTCTATTTACAATAGACAACCATATCTTGGATCTTTATTTAAGTCTCAAAACCAGACAACTTGGACTCCAAGTCAATTAGAAGATCTCAAATTTAAACTTAATAAAGCAAAATTTGTAACAAATAAAGCTTCTGCTGTAAGTTTCTTCAATACCGAACTTCCACTAACAAGAATTAGAAAAAATAATCCAATCACAGCATATTCAAAGAGACAATTTATTTCTATAGCGTCAACCACCACCACATTTGAAAGTGGTAATGAAATAATACAGGGAACAACTGTAGGAAAAATATCTTCTTTTGCTGGAGAAGTTTTGTCGGGAACTACCTCCCTAGAATTTGATGCGAATACTGGAATTGGTATTACACAGGGAACATATTCAAATATTGAATTTTCATCTTTAACTGGATTTGGAAATTCATGTAAAGCAACAGTTGTTGTTAACGCTAACAATAAGATTGCATCTATAAATGTTACTGATGGTGGAGAAGGATATCAAAGAGGAGATTTATTAATTGCAAATAAAGTTGGACCTGGAGGATCTGGTGTTAGAGTAAACGTTGGAATTACAACAGACATAAACAAACTTATTGTTGATCAAGTTTCTGGCACATTTGGATCTAGTAATGTTTACACTTATTTCAATAGTTCTGGAGTTGGTGTAACTATGCCAAATATAGTTTCTGTTGTTACTGATCAAATCAGAGATGGTTCAACTATGCTGATTGATCACAAAAATCATGGTATGCACTCTAGTACAAATAAAGTCATATTGGAAAATTTCATCAGTGATGTAAAACCAACAAGATTAACAGCTGCTATTCAGGACAATACAAGCATAATTTCTGTTGTTGATGGAAGTAATTTCACTACTTTTGAAGGATCTCCTGTTTCTAATTCAAATCCTGGATATCTACTCATTGATAAAGAAATAATTTCATATAAAGTTATTTCTGGCAATAATATTACAATTGATCAAAGAGTTATAGATTTTAGTCAAAAGTCCAATCATAAAAATAAGGCAGAGGTATTTAAATACGAATTTAATGGAGTTTCTTTACGTAAAATCAATAAAAAACATGATATTGATCCAAGAGAAAAAACATTTGATAGTTACTATATAAAACTTTCTGATACAACTAAGTTATTCGATAAAACCAAAACCGGTGGTGGAAAGAAAGTTAGAGTCTCACAAAATATTCCTTATGAATATATACGTCCATCTGCAACTGTAGTAACTCCAAGTGGAACAGCAATTAATACGAGAGTAAAGACAGTGACTGGTACTAGTATTAGTGGATCTGAAGGATCTTTTAACATATTAGGTTTTGAAGATGTATCATTAAATAAATTAAATACATTAAGTAGTCCTAGAATTATTGCTTCTCAAGTTAATGAAACTGATATTCTTAATAATGAAAAATCATTAGCAACAGAGTTTATTCTTTTTAGTAGTAAAGAAGATGTTTCCCCATTAATTGATTTAGATTCAGTAAACGTAGTTCTTACTAGTAACTTAGTTGATGATAAAGTTGTAGATTTTGAAACTGACAGTAGAGTTAGAGTTTCTGGTGAGGATCCAAACTCAGCCTTATATGTGACTAAGAAAATTAAACTTGCATTTAGTTCAAATTCATTACAAGTTATATTTGATGGACATAGAGAAGCTGAAGCAGACATTCGTGTCTTCTACAAATTATACAGAAAAGATAGAAAAGATTCGTCTCAAACATACATACCTTTCAACAAAGATGGGTCTCCAGATAACGTAGTAAATCCAAATGAAAAATTAAATCGTTTTAGTGAATACAAATTTACTGCTGAAAATACAGCGCAATTTACTGCATTCTCAATTAAAGTTGTAATGACATCAACAGATCAATCAAAACCACCTAGATTTAAAAACTTTAGGGCAATCGCATTAAATTCTTTTACAAATGAGTGATTATATAAAAGTAGACTCTGACACTTCTTTAGTTAGAGATTTAGACTCAAATGCTATTATTAATCAAAATCAAGATGAATATGAAAAATTTATGAGAGTTTCTAAAATAAAGTATGAAGAAAAAATGGAAATGAAAAATTTGAAAAATGAAGTCAATTCATTAAAAGAAAGTATGGAGGAAATTAAAAGTTTACTCAGATCAATCGTAGAGGGATAGTTTATAAATACCTAGAGATGAACTCTATCTAATTGTAATAATGGCAGCATATGTTAGTAATATAGTAATTGATGCAGGTGCTGATTTCAATCAGTCATTTAATCTTGAGTCCTCTACTTCAAATTTACCACTAGATTTAACTGGATATAGTGGAGCTTCATTTCTAAAGAAGCATCCATCATCATTAACTACCACTGCAGTATTCTCGGTATCTTTCCCTGAACCCACATTAGGACAAGTAAAGATATCTTTAGCATCAAGTATAACTGGTTCTCTGAAACCAGGAAGATATGTTTATGATGTATTATTGAATGATGGTTCTCTGAAAACAAGAGTTGTTGAAGGTAGTGCAATAGTTACAGCCGGAGTTACTACAAGTTAAAATGCCAGAAATTAATGTAAGGGTTAAACAAAATTCTACTACTAATGTAAGACTTGGATCGCAAAATGCAATTAAAGTTGCATCAACATCGGGTGCCAGCGGTGGTTCTCTCTCACAATTAGACGATGTTGATCAAACTGGAGTTCAAAATGGTATGGTATTTGTTTACAACAGTTCCATATCTAAGTGGCAAGCAACTATGCAACTGACACCAGGGGCAGATCAAAATTTAGTTATTGATGGGGGAATTTTTTAAGATATGGCAAGTATCATAAAAATAAAAAGATCAACAGGAATTACTGCTCCAAGTTCTCTAAATTTTGGTGAATTAGCTGTAACTGTTGGTGTAGGAACTTTTGGCAATAAAGGTGACAGATTATTTGTAGGTAATAGTAATGATGATGTAGGGGAAGTAGGTGGTAAATATTTTACTGATTTATTAAGTATTGCTCCAGGTTTAGTTGCAGGTCAAGTCAATCCAACAATTGCTGCAAATGGTTTTGTTGCAATTTTAGATCAGAATAGAAAAGTTGATCAGTGGAATGTTGATAATCTAACTTTAGATGGAAATACTTTCTCATCTACTAACACAGATGGAGATATAATTTTAGATCCAAGTGGAACTGGAGAAGTAAAAATTATTGGTAATTTGGAAGTTGATGAAATTTATTATAAATCTGGAGATTATAATACAAATGGTGTAGTTTTCTTTGATTCAACTGGATTGCAGGTTTCAACTAATTCACCTACTGATGCTTCTGATACAAAGACTTCCACACAAATTTTAACTGCTGTTACAGAAATAACTATCACATTATCATCACCAAAAATTGTTAACGCTGGAGATCAAATTACACAGGAATCTAATAGTTCAGCATATGGTGTTTGCAAAACAACAATTAATGGATCTACACTCACTTTAATTGGAGTAGAGGGTACATTTAATACCACCGGAAATTTATTTCAAAATGGTGTGAATTTAAATACGTCTCCTGCAGGTATAAGTACAGTCTATAGTAATAAACCAAGTTGGACTGATGCTATAGACGGAGGAACTTATTGATCATGGATACTGAACTTGATGTGAATATTTTAATTCAAAACTATCATTCTAAAATTTCAACTTTAATCAATCAGAACATTTTATTGGAGTCAAAACTTGAATCTCTCAAAAAAGATTATATTGAACTACAAAATAAAATAAATCAACAATCATTAGATAAATATCAAGAAGTAGGTATCGAAGAATGAGCAAACCAAACACTAGACAAGGATTAATAGATTATTGTCTAAGAAGATTGGGAGCACCAGTCTTGGAAATTAACGTTGATGACGATCAAATTGATGATTTGGTTGATGATGCAATTCAACATTTTCAAGACTATCATTTTGATGGTATACAGAGGGTATATTTAAAACATGAAATAACAAAAGAAGAAAAAGAGATATTGAAAAGTGGAATTACAACCACAACAGCAAACTCTAATGTTGGTATTTCGACTGTAAACTGGGATGAAGGTCAGAACTTCTTACAACTTCCCGATCATGTTCTTGGGGTGGAAAAAGTCTTTAAGATGGATAATAGTACCATCTCTAGTGGATTATTTAATATTAAATATCAATTATTCTTAAATGATCTTTATTACTATGGTGCACTTGATTTATTAAATTATACGATGACAAAAACATATCTAGAGGATTTAAGTAGACTTATCACTCCAGATGTACAATTGAGATTTAATAAAAAACAAGGTCGATTATATCTTGATATTGATTTTGGTAATATGAGTGATGACACTTATATTGTTATTGATTGCTACAGATTGGTAGATCCGGCAGATGCAAGTAAAATATACAATGACTGGTGGTTAAAAAAATATACTACATCTTTAATCAAAAGACAATGGGGTCAAAATTTGATTAAGTTTCAAGGAGTATCTCTTCCTGGTGGAGTTCAGTTGAATGGAAGACAATTATATGACGATGCTATAAATGAGCTTGAAGTACTAGAGAAGGAACTGAAAGATACCTATCAAACTCCTCCTCTTGATCTCATAGGTTAATGAATCATGCCATTAAATTCTTACTTCTTGCAAGGATCAACTAGTGAGCAAAGACTTGTTCAAGATCTGATAAATGAACAATTAAAAATATACGGACAAGATGTTGTTTATCTTCCTAGGAAGATGATTGATAAAGATAGTATATTAAATGAGGTGACAGCATCAAAATTTGATGATTCGTATAGGATGGAAGCATATCTTTTAAATTATGATGGATTCCAAGGAGGAGGTGATATACTTTCAAAATTTGGTGTAAAAACAACTGATGGAATTACTCTTATAATTTCAAAAGAAAGATATGAAGATTTTGTTACGCCATTTTTAGTCAATGAGACAGATATTTTAGTTTCATCAAGACCCCAAGAGGGTGATTTAATATATCTTCCTCTTGATAATACAATGTTTGAGATAAAATATGTTGAAGCAAAAAAACCATTTTATCAACTCAATAAACTTTATGTCTATCAATTAAGTTGTGAAGTTGTAGATGCGGCTCTTGATGAAAATGTTGATACTGGAATTGAAGCAGTAGATAAATCAATAAGTGAATTTATCTACACCACGAAGTTAACAATGGTTGGAACCTCTGCTACAACTTCTACTGCAACTGTTCAATTAGCAAAAGATTTATCTATTTTAACTTCTGGATTCTCGATAGGACTTATAGATCTTATTAATGATGGCACTGGATATACAACTGCTCCGCTAATTAATATTTCTCCAGCTCCAACAGATGGAATTAATGCTACAGCAGTTGCAATAATGACAAGTAGGACAGGTCAAGATGGACAATCTATAGATAGAATAGAAATTACTAATCCTGGATTTGGTTATACAGTTCCTCCTAATATCATTATTAGAAGTCAAAATGTTTTTGGAACAGGAGCAGCTGCAACTTCAATATTAACAAGTGATTCTTTAGGAAAACCAAATATTATTAATGTAGGAAGTGGATATCCTGTAGAACCCACAGTGACATTCAGTGCGCCCTCTGTTGGCACTACAGCGATTGGAAGAGCGACTATCAATAATAGTGGACAAGTAACCTCAATTAGATACACAAACGCTGGTGCAGGGTATACAGGATCTCCTACGGTTACTTTATCTGCTCCATCAACTGGGACAACTTCAACTAATTACTTGTATAAAGAAGTTGTTAGAGGAGTTTCAACAGGAACTACAGCTCATGTTTCAGAATGGGATGCAGGCACTGGTATTTTAAAAGTTACTAATTCCTCTGGAAATTTTGCAGTTGGAGAACTTGTAGTTGGAATGGGCACACAATATAGTGGTTCTGATGCTTCCTATCTAGTATCATCAATTTCTGACCAGGATGAATATGATGAATATGCTGATAATATAGAAATCGAAAGTAGTGCAGATTCGATTATCGATTTTACTGAAAGAAACCCATTTGGGGAATTCTAAATAGTTAGTATAGAAAATTGTGGAAACATGTTAGGAACTTACCATTATCATGAAATAATAAGAAAGACAATCATCGCATTTGGAACTCTTTTCAACACAGTTGAAATCAGGCACAAAAAACAGGATGGATCTAATTATTCATCGATGAAGGTTCCTATTGCTTACGGACCTGCTGAAAAATTTCTTGCAAGATTAGAGCAGAAACCTGATTTAAGAAAAAGAGTGGCAATCACTCTTCCAAGATTAGCATTTGAGTTAATTAGTATAAGGTATGATAATTCCAGAAAGGTCTCTGCTATGCAGACTTTCAAAGCATTTACTAAAGATGGAAGTAAATTAGCAAAAAAAGTTTTCATGCCTGTCCCATATAATTTGGGGTTCAGATTATCAATTATGACTCAATATAATGAAGATTCAATGCAAATCATTGAACAAATTCTTCCAATATTTCAACCATCATTTAACGTTACTGTAGACTTAGTTGAGTCGATTGGAGAAAAGAGAGATATACCCATGGTCTTAGATAATATAAGTTTTGATGATAATTATGAATCTGGTTTTGAAGAAAAAAGAGTCATAATCCATAGTTTAGATTTTACTGCAAAAACTTATCTGTTCGGACCAATTGCAGATAGTAGTGAAGGTCTTATTAAAAAAGTTATTGTTGATTACCAAACTGGAAGTAATATTAAAAATCCATCAAGAGAACTTAGATATACTGCTGAACCAAGAGCAATTAAAGATTATAACAATGATGCCACAACTTCTTTAGCGGAAGATATTAATGAAGAAGTAACTCAATTTGAAGTTTCTAATGTATCTGGATTGTCAGTGGATTCTTATATTGCAATTGAGCAAGAATTAATGTTTATCAAAAAAATTACAGGCAATAAAATTCTTGTTAGGAGAGGAGAGGATGGTACTAGTTTACAATCACATAATAATGGAACAACTATAAATCTAGTTGACTCTAATGATGACGCCTTAATTGAAGTTGGTGACGATTTTGGATTCAGTGAAGAAAGATTTTTCTTTAATGATGGAAAGACATTTAGTCCATCTAAAGGTATTGATGTATGAATGAAAAATTTGATGAAATAAACAACTCGCTGGACATTGAAGTTCAAGCTGGAGAAATTGTAAATGAAACCAAAAAAGAGTTGAAAAAAATAAATAAAAAAGAAGATCATATTTCTGATTACGAGTATACTCGTGGAAATTTATATTCTTTAATTGAAAAGGGACAAGAAGCAATCAATGGTATTCTTGAATTAGCACAAGAGGGCCAACAACCAAGATCATATGAAGTTGTTGGTCAACTTATTAAAAGTGTTGGTGATGTTTCAGACAAATTGATTGATCTTCAACAGAAAATGAAGGATCTAAATAAAGAAGAGAAAAACTCCCCAACAACTGTTAATAATGCTTTGTTTGTTGGTTCAACCGCAGAATTGCAGAAACTTTTAAAAGACGGGTTTAAAAAAGAATGAAGAAGAAATGGTCTGACAAATATAAGAAATCTATCAATTGTGATAATCCTAAAGGATTTTCGCAAAGAGCACATTGTCAGGGTAAGAAAAAATCGGTCAAAGAAGAAAATTTACAAGAAATAAGTGCAGCAAAAATTATTAGAGCTGCTAGGAAAGCAAAAAACGAAACAGAGACTTTAAGGGGAAAGTTAGAACCTGGACGTAAAGAAAAAAAATTAAAACAGTCTCAAAGACTTGCGATTGCAGGGGTTAAAAAAATAAGAAAAGAAGAAGAAGTTTCTGAAGAATCAAATCCTCGTATCCCCAGAAAGAAAGGTCAACCTGCTAACTCTAAGAAGCATTCTGATCTTTATACTGATGAAAATCCAAAGGGAACTATTCATGGACTTGGATTTAAAGATGTTGCGACTGCAAAGGCATCTGTAAGTAAAATTCGTAATTCTTCTAGATCACATGCTCATAAAATCCAAGCAGCAGTTGCTATGGAACAGAGAGCGAGAGAAATGGGAAAAACTGCAGAGGCAGCAGTTTATCGAAAATATATCGATTCGATGAAGAAAAAAACTAAAAAAATGAATGAAGCAGTAATGACTCCTGCTCAAAAGAGAAAGGATACTAGATTAAAGAAAAAATATGAAAAATCTGACGATATGATGGATAATTTTAAAGATCAATATGGTAAGAAGAAAGGTAAAAAAGTTTTTTATGCTTTCATACGAAAACAGGCAATGAAAGAATCAACTGGGGAAAGGTTATTTTGTCAACTCTGTGGTAAAAAAGAATTTAAAGAAGAATGTAGTTATGGTCCAAAAATGTGGGAAAAATTTACAATAAAGAATTTTAATAAATCAGTTGTCCATCCTGCAAATGAAGAATTTAATTATTCAAACTGGAGACAAGAACTTAAAGAAGAGGGATTAAGAGATTGGTTTGGTAAATCGAGTGGAACTACTAAGTCTGGACGTAAAGTTCGAGGATGGGTTCAAGTTGGCGGTAAATATGATGGAAAACCTTGTGCTCGTCAACCAGGACAAAAAACAACTCCTAAATGTGTTTCTTCTTCAAAAAGAAGATCGATGAGTAAGAATGAAAGAAATAGTGCTGCAAGAAGAAAGAGAGCTGCTGATCCAAATCAACCAAACAAGAGAGGTGCTGCAGCGCCCACAATGGTTTCTACTGATCCGAAAAAGAAGAAAAAAGTCAATGAAGCGTATCTAAGAGTACAAGAGAGAGGGAAAACATATACTATACTTTTGAACTGGAGAGGTAAACAAATTACAACTCAGATGTTCTTCCCTAGTTTTGGGAGACCATCAAAGGATGAAGTTCTGAGAGAAATCAGAAAAGTTTATCCAAATGCAATTGTACTTTACTTTAATCCAGTTTTAAGAGATCCAACCTTACCGTTACTTTTTGCAGGAGGAGAAAATGAATCCGGACGAAATAACCCTTCAAAATCTAAATAAAAGTTTTGAATATACAAAACTTTCAAGAGAAATTGATTCATGCGAGAGTAAAGAAGATTTAAGAAATATAGCAAAATGCTATGTGAAACTTTATTTAAGAACACAAGAAACTATAGCCTCCCTTGGGACGATGTAAATTATGTCTGATAATGTATACCTTGGTAATCCTAATCTAAAAAAAGCCAATACTCCAATTGAATTTACCGCAGAGCAAATTCAAGAATTTTTAAGATGTAAGGATGATCCAGTATATTTTGCAAAAAATTATGTAAAAATTGTAAGTTTGGATGAGGGTCTTGTTCCATTTATTCCCTACGACTTTCAAGAAAAATTAATTGAAAATTTTCATGAAAATAGATTTAATATTTGTAAGATGCCTAGACAGACAGGCAAGTCTACGACTGTAGTATCATATCTTTTGCATTATTTAATTTTCAATGATAGTGTAAATATTGGTATTCTTGCAAACAAAGCAGCAACTGCAAGAGAACTTCTCGGAAGATTAGCAACCGCTTATGAGAATTTGCCAAAATGGATGCAACAAGGTATAATAGCATGGAATAAAGGAAACATTGAATTAGAAAATGGCAGTAAGATATTGGCAGCTTCTACATCTGCGAGTGCTGTCCGAGGCATGTCGTTCAATATCCTCTTCCTCGATGAATTCGCCTTTGTCCCTAATCACATCGCTGACTCCTTCTTTGCATCTGTTTATCCTACTATTACTTCTGGTAAATCAACAAAAGTCATCATAGTTTCTACTCCACACGGTATGAATCATTTCTACCGTATGTGGCATGATGCAGAAAAAGGTGCAAACGAGTATGTTCCAACCGATGTTCATTGGTCTGAAGTTCCTGGAAGAGATGATGTCTGGAAAGAACAAACGATTGCAAATACATCAGAGCAACAATTTAAAATTGAGTTTGAATGTGAATTCCTTGGGTCTGTAGACACTTTAATTGCTCCAAGTAAACTTAGAAGTATGGTTTATGACAAACCAATCACTCAAAACGCAGGACTTGATGTATATAAACAATTTGAAGATAATCACGATTATATTTTAACTGTTGATGTTGCAAGAGGAGTTAGTGAAGATTACTCTGCGTTCGTAGTTGTAGATATAACAACCTTTCCACATGTAGTAGTGGCAAAATATAGAAATAATGAAATAAAACCAATG